ATCTAGTATTGCTTTTGCAGCTGTAGTCTTACCTACACCTGGCCCACCAGATAAAATTAGATTTGGTATGTTTTTGTCTTTGACAAATTCTCTTAGTGTCTTCTTTAGTTCATTAGGTAATACGCAATCGCCTATGTTGTTTGGACGGTATTTCTCCACCCACAAAAATTCTTCCATAATATATAACTCCTAGATTAAACTGAATATTTTGACTCTGGTTCAAGTGCAATCCAATACTCAATTTCTGTGTTTTCATTTTTCATATGTGAAATATTTTTGGAAGAAATATCGACAGTATATTTACCATCTATAAGTTTTAGGTTTTCTACTTTAAAGAAGAAACTGAAGTTACCTTCACCTTTTGTTTCAACACCCATAGAATAACTATTTGCAGTATCATTCTTTTTATCTTTTACAGTCAAAGAAGAAGTACCACTAGTGTTCTCTAATACTAAGTCAGCAGAACTAATCACAGCAGCTGCCTTTGTAATGTTAGATAATGTTGCACTATCTAAGGTAAATGTTATTTCATTACTTGGCATAGTAATCATTTTTTCTGGTGTTGTAACAACACTTGGGTCTGAGTAGAAATATTTCATTTTTGTTGTTGGTTTTTCATCTTCACTAATCATAACATAACTATTATTAAATTCTAAATTTGGAATCTTAAATAAAGATAAACAAGATAAAAATTCATTGAGGTCATAGATTGCAACCTCTTGTGGGAAATCCTCTTCTACCTCAGCTCTCGCAATAATATTTTTCATTGCAGACATTGTTGTTATTTCTTTACCACCTTTAATCATCAAATTTTGATTAATAGTAGCATAATTTTTCAATACAGATATTGTATTATTACTTAGTTTCATTTTCACTTTCTCCATCATTAATGTGTAATGCTATCATAGCATAATGTATCACTTTTAGTAAGTCAGCCCTATTCTTACCATTCTTTTTTCCATATCGTTGGGCATACTTTAGTATATTACCGATACAAAATCCTTCACCGTGTCCAGCATCTAAGATAAACTCAGTTGCTTGAAACTTACTCTTACTATAATGCATATCATAGGTTGAGTCAATGTATTTTTCTAATTCATTTAAAGTCTTATCTTCACTAAATTTATAATCAATTTTCATTACTATACCTCTGGTGTGTGTTTTCTATAATGGTCACCACTTATTTTACTCTCTGGTGTTACATTCATATTTGCAGAGAAAGTTCTTCTTTCACCTTCTCCAAAGAAAGGCATTACACCATGTCTTAACCATGATGGAAACATTAACATTGTTCCAGTAATAGGTTTAATATATTCTTCTGTTATTGGACGAAGCATATTAATATCTCTCATACCATTTACACCCCAAGATAGATAAGTAAATCCATCAACAGCTCCAGACGAATTATTTAATCCATCAAATTCTTCAGAGGGATTACCAAGTTTTTCTATCTGTGGTGGAACTTTTAGATATAGGATACAAGATAAACCCATTGGTGTTCTTGTGCCATGGTCGTGTACTGGATTGTAATCACCCTCATAACTATGCACACTCCACATTGTTTCCATTGATGTTTTAGATTTCATACCAGTAACTTTTTCCATATATGTTTCACCAAGTCTTAATAAAACATCTGAGAATTGTTTTCCAACACCATCATCATCATGGTCGATTGTCAGTTGTGCTGACCTCTTATCTCTACTAATCTGTCCAACCAATCCACCACCAGCATCTACATTTGCTGGAATAACCACATCATCAATATGTGCATTAAATTCTTCCATCACATTAAGTGGAAATTCAACCTTCATTATATGTACTGCAGCTTTAGGTCGCATTGCAATTTCCAAACCACTTGGATTTGGTTCTTGTGCTTTAGTACCTTCAAATTCTGTTACGTCTTCACCAGATTCTTGTCTTCTATTATATTCAGCGGCAAGTTCCCTAGATTTTTGTCTTCTCTCTTGTTTTGCTATTTCTTCTTCTGTCATATTATCGTTCATAATTTTTCCCTCTTCAGTTAGAGCATCAACTGCTTGTTTTTTCAGTTTTGCTGCTTGTTCTGGTTGACCCATTGCTTCAATCATTTTTGAATGGTCGTCAATCGTATAAGGTTTTTCTGGTGGTTTTTGTATCTCTACTGATTTTGTAGGGTTTTCTTCTGAACCTTTGTTGGTTAGTATCTCAACTCCCATTTGGGAAGCACCAACGTCAATTTCTTTTGCCATAATATATTCTCACTAGTTCATAATTTTAATTTATTATATACTAAAAAAGGGGCTGTTGTCAACCCCTTTTCTAATTTTGTTTGACTAACTTTTGTAAGCGTAGTCTGTACCGAGTACACTTGCAATACCAGCTGCAATTATTGCTGCAGATGGTTTACCCATTCTGTAGGCAACACCTTCAGAAGTTTTATTTGTGTATACCACATGTCCTTCTGATTTAATGGTGTCAACCATTTTAGTTGGGCTTTTCAAATCAAAACGAGTTCTTAGATGTTTCCAAGTTACGTTTTTTCCTTTAGATAAAAGATTAATAATCTTTTCTTTTTTAGTCAGTTTCTTATACATAATATCTCCATAGTATAAAGTTAATCATCAAGCAAAATTACTTGATTTCGATTGTACGAGGACGTTTTTCCTCAGGCACAATTTGTTCTAACTCAATAGACAGTAATCCGTCTTTGAGCTTTGCAGATTGAATTACTATATCATCTGCGAGGGTAAACTTTCTTTCAAATTTTCTATAGGAAATTCCTCTGTGAAGAATTTCTTCTTCTTCAGATTCATTATCCTTATCTGATTTGACTGAAAGTATTCCATCTGTTAGTTTAATCTCAATATCATTTTTCCCAAATCCAGCGAGAGCCAGATTTATCACATAATTTGTATCACCAACTTTCTTTATGTCATATGGGGGGTATTTGGTGTTGATTTGACCATAACGATTATGGCCATCTAACAGATTTGATTCTAGCCTATTAAAGGTTCTGTCGAACCCAATAGTATAGTTTAGAATTTGTGGAAGTGAAAGTGTGTCGAATATTTGTTTGCTTACCATGATTATTTCTCCTTTATTAAGCAAGATTTAAAACGAAGTCCCTTAATTGGCAACTTCATAGTATATATATGGGGATTGTCATGTTAAATGTCAACCCCCACATAATTTTTTTTAGAATTCACTTACTTCTGTTGTAGTGTTTTCTTCTTCAATTTCTTCTAGAGGATTAATACCAGCATCAATCTTACTGTAAAGGTCTAAGAATGATTCTTTAGTATCACTATCGAACCTTGCACAACACAACTCAATAGACTTTGCTTTATCATTAAAGATTGCAAAGGCTTTTGCAATGTGGTCAAGTCTTCTCGTAGAAATTACAGAGTCAATTCCTCCATCTGCAAACGTCTTTCTAATGACATCTGCCCAAGTTATAAGATTGTCTGCAAACTTCTCATCAACCTTACCATATTTCTTCATTGCACCGACAATAATCTTTTTCTCGATTGCGATTGAAGCGTATGGTTGTTCTAGAGTAATTGCAAATCTTTCAAGGAATGCTTCGTTCAGAACATTAGTTCCAATGAACATACCGTCATCTGAACCTTGACCCTTAGTATTGGCTGTTGCCATTACGTTGAAACCCTTTTTAGGAGTTACCCATTGATTTACTTTTTTAAGATAAACACCCTTACCTTCAAGGACTGGTTGTAGACACATTAACTTGTTTGAACCTAAATCAATCTCATCAAGAAGTAAAGTACAACCTCTATTCATCGCCTCAATTACTGGGCCAGGAACAAACTTTGTTTCACCGTTGACTAATCTGAAACCACCAAGTAAATCGTCCTCATCAGTTTCGATTGTAATGTTAACCCTAATCAATTCTTTTTTCATGTCAGCATGTATCTGCTCAATCATAAGAGTTTTACCGTTACCAGATAAACCAGTAACAAATAATGGATAATACAACCCAGACTGTACAATCTTTTTGATTGTAGCAGTATGACCCCAAGGCACAAAACCTTCGAATTTTGACGGAACTAAATTCTCTATATCACTTGACATAACTAAATTTACACTCATACTTTCTTGAGGAACAACTGCAGCAGGAGCAGGAATATTTACTTGAACCTCTTTTATAGTATCTTTTTTTGATACATTAACTATCTGCAACTTAATCTTATCTTTACCAGCAGACATTCCAGCTTGGACTAAATGACCAAAACCAAAACTATTAGTACCAGCAGTTTTACAAACCGCTTTAACTTGTTCTTTGGTAATAGTTGCCCCACTACCATATTGTTTAGTTGCTTCTATTAGAAATTTTTCTATAGACTTCATATTTTCACCTCATTGTTATTATTATTATTAAATATCATCATCAAATATACTTTATTATACGACTTTTTTACTGTAATGTCAAGGGGTATTGTTAAGTCCTTGTTTTTACTCAGTTTTTTTACCATCATATAATTTAACCTTTTTTAAAAAAACGAATCGATTCGTTTAAGC